GTTCAGACTCTGACAAACCCGTACTGTCGGGTAGGTCATATAGACCAAGGGCTTGTCGAAACCTGTCCTCAAACAAGGCCTGCACAGCGGAGCCGTGTACGCCGACTTGTCTATAATCGCCTTCAAGTAGTTCAAGCATAAGGCTGTTAGCAAACGTCGTAGCTTGAGCCTCTATCTCCTCAGCAGACTGACGGCTCCTTTGCAGTGCCGTTTCTTTGTCGCCTTCTTCAATCTCTTCCAGGTTATCAAACCCGTACAACGCGCCAAGAGCCAACACTCTGCGAGCCCGGTCTTGACGCCCGCCGTCCGTGCCGCCGCTAACGGCGAAACTTGAGGGAATCTGGTTGAGAGGCTTGTCTGGGATTTGAACGTCTGGTTTTCCGTAGAGAACCTGCGATGCTGAATTGAGTGCTCTGCTGCTTTGGGTACGCTCAACCTCAATCAGCTCTTGAGTTGTGAGGATTTTTTCGTCCGTCTCAAGTTCAACCTGCCGCGCTGTAATCCTCTCATTGACTTTAGCTTGGAACTGGCGCACTGCCCTCGCAGAGTCAATTTCACCTCTTTCAATTTGCTGCTCAAGCTCGTCAATTTGAGGCGTTAGTTCGTTTCTAAGGTCAATGGCGAATTGCCTGTCAGGTACTGATTGGGCTTCTTGCCCCAGATCAAGCAGCCCGCCCTCAGCGTCAATCTGGATTGGGCGCCCCTCCTCGATGCTTTTGACGATTGCGTTAGCTGTAGACCTCCATTTAGAGGCCTCGACCAGCGCCTCCCGTTTGAAGCCGCGAACTTGGTTGGTGACCCTAGCCGCCTGTAGCGGTGTAAGGCCTTCAGTCCTAATCAGCGTCTGCATTAGATCCTCTTGGGATCGCTCAAACAGTTCTTGCAGCTTGGCACGCTTGTCCCCGAACACAGAAAGTTCACCACCCTCACCTGCAAGGAGGGTGAAAGCTGCTTCCTGTGCCGGTGTTGCGGCATCGCTAGGTCCTAGGTTTCTAAGGCGAATACCCATGCCCTCGATGTAGTTAGCAACCTTTGCCCTCATGCCAGGCTCTGCGTCTAAGATGACTTTGTGCAGCTGGCGCATCTCCTCGGCGGTCAAGTTTGCGGGATCTACAAGGAGAAGTTCAGTGTCAACCTTTTCGGCAACATACTTCTCCACCTGCACAGCAGCGCCAATCTCAGCATCTGCGCGTGCGGCCCGCCTTGACTCACGAATCTCCTTCTGAATCATCGTGCTAACGCGGTTCGCTCGTTTTGTGGCCCCGCTGTACGGCTTGACCCCGCCAGGACCCGTCAGCTCTGTCGCAATCTGCATGAGGCCTTCAAGTGCCTCTTCTCGCTCTGACGGGTCAGCAATCTGCCTAAAGGCGTTTACGTAGGTTCGGAGTGGCCCGTCCTCAAATGCGGCGTGATAGTCCTTCTTGCCACTGTCGGCATAAACCATCAGGTCTTTTTGCAGCTGCTCTTTAAGGGGGCCTCTGTCGTTGGCGCTAAAGCTGTGCGACTCAACATCGTTAAGAGCCTCAACAATGTCCATTGCCTGCTTTGCAGACACCTCGGTCTTGCTCGTGAGCAGGTCGTCCTCCATCTCCTCTTGGAGCATGATGTACGCCTTGACCTCTAGGTCGCTTGCCAGGGTGTCGAGCGTGCCTGCGAGTCGGCGGGCGGCTCTGTCCCCAAGCCCTGGCGTTTCGCTACCCGCTTGGTCCAAAGGAGTGCCGCCGGCAATGCCAACTCTCATTGCTGTTGAGCGCCGGTCGCCTGCCTTGCCTACCTCATCTGCAATGATCTCGTCTACCGCAGCAGCAATGGCTTCCTGTACTTTGAGGTCAACATCTTCTGCGCCGGCGTATTGAGCAGCAGCAGCGCGGCCAGCCTTAACGATGTCAGTGGCTCGACGGTTGACAGCTTCACCGGCTCGCTGCGCAAGCAGCTCTACCTTTGCGTCGTCGACAAGCGACAGGAACACAGGGCTTTCGGTGGCGCTAATCCGGCCATCCCGCTGCATCCGCACAAGTTTCGCCTTCGTTTGGTTTGGCGTGCCTTCTGTGCCCAGCAGATCTTTGATGATCGAGCCAAAGGACTCGCCTTCTAGTTGGCGCCGCGCAAACTCCTGCGACAGTTCTTTCTCAAACGCCAGTTCTTGTTTAGCCTCAGCCGCACGCACACCGCGCAAAGTGTCCGAGATGTCAATGAGGCCTTGTAGGTCAAGCTGCTGTTGTTGCTGTACAGCTCGCTGCGGAGGGGTGGCGAAAGTGTCAACCGGGGTAAATGACGGACCAGCAACAATCTGACCCTGTAGTTCTTGCCTGTTCGGTCTCATCAGAAGATGCTCGTAGATCCCTTCCCGGAGTAAATGTTGCGGAAGCCACCGCCTTCAACCGCTTGGAAGCCTGCGGCATAGCTGGCAAGACCCTGAGCGCCTACCTGTAGGAGCCCACCCAGAATGTTAGGCTCTGGCGTCACCTGCGGCTGCGCTTGGTTGATGCGCGATTGCGCCTGCGCCACAATGCCCTCTCGCTGCTCTTGCAGCTGTAGAAGCTCGTACTCGCGTTCTTTGCCGATAACAGCAGCGCGTAGGTTTTCTTGTCGCATGTAGTCTTGTGCCACCGCAGACACAGAGCGCCCCTCAACACCCGCCGCCGCAGCGCCTGCCACCTGTTCCGCAGTTGCCGTGCGAGCCTGGCGCGCCAGAGCAGCTTGTTTTTGCCCCGCTGCTGTGTCGCCTTGGCGTTGCCTGATTGAAAGCCCCGTAAGCATCTGGACCGACGCGCGGGCTGCTTCGCGCTGGGTGCGCTCGGCAATTTGCTTGTTGATCTTGTTCATCTTTCGAGAAGCCGCAGCGCCTCCAAAAAGATTTCCAAGGCCCGCAATAACGGTCAAGCCTGTTATGGGGTCAATCATTGGTCGTTCGCAGGTAAAGAGAGAAAGGCTCGTTCGAGAACGTGGCCTGGGATACGTTGCGGAATCCGCCGCCTAGAAGCCACCGACAGTGCAGCAGGTTCTTGCTGTGGACAAAGTTGCCGTACAGCGGGTACAGGGTGTCAAGGTACGGGAAGATCACATTGCGGGCCTTGCGGGTCATCAGCAGGGCAAAGTCGCTGAACAGCTCGTCATTCGACACTAGCCAGACGTAGCCCATGCCTGCCCGCACAGCACCGTCTGTCCAGTGGCCGTGGCCCCAGATGCCGTGCAGCTGTCCGTCATCGTCGTAGATCACGAAGGCTTCGTCAGACACTTCAATTGAGTGCTCGAGCAGTCGGCCAGGTTCGTGTTGCCCTTCGTACACCAGCTGCATTTCGTGCAGGTCGTCGTCGCGTAAGTGCGGACCCAGTGTGTATGCGTGGTCTGGGTGCGCGTGGTCCATCAGAAGATGGCGCTCGGCGGGTACTTGCGGCGGTGTCTCAAAGCCCATTCAAGAGTGGTGATGTTGCTGGGGTACGGCGTGTCGTTCTTCAGTGTCAGCTTGAAGTTGTCTGACATTGAGTTGATCGACACTTTGACCTCATCGGTACGGATTGGGTCCGTGTTGTCGAAGTCGTCAGTGAATGCAACACCTTGGGTCCCCAAGCCACCTCCATTATATGTAGTGGTGTAGGTCTCCCCTGCTTTGTACTGCACTTCGGCATCAAGGGCACCTGTGCGGGACACACCTACCGTAGCACTGCGGGTCAGCGTCTCTGCGCTCTTAGACACAGCAAGGCCTTGCCCGGTGTTGTACTTCACGAACGGCTTGTTAGCAGTCCAGCTAAACGTGTAAGGCTCACCAAAGAACAGGCTTTTGCCTGTATGGTCACCGCGGACCACCACCGTGTTTGTACTCGGAATCCGTTGCGTCACTTCAAGCCTGATGCCTTCCTCTTGGTCAACACCGTTGTTGGCCGTAACGACCTCAATGGCCGTGTCGGTAGGCACCGTGTAGCTGGCAGAAGGTAGCGTAAAGGTAGTCACATCCAAGTCGCGGTCGTACACATCGGTGACGCCAACACTGTTCGGGTAGTACACGCGGCGGTCCAAGTGCATGACGATGTTGCTGTTGACATCTGCCTGCCCTGCGCCGATCTCCATGCGCTCTAGGCAGGTCCTAGTCGAACCACCACCTACGGACACGTCGTAGTTGACCACCAGATACAAGTAGCGGTCTACAAACGTAAAGTCCACGATGGTGCCTTTGGTCTCCCAGATGCACCACGCAGCCATGCGATACTCCTCGCCTGACTTGATGTACTTGTAGGCGTACAGCTTCTTAGGCTCGGCATCGCTGAACAGCAGCATCAGATCATCGACATCGCTGCCACGTACCCGCGTAAAGCCTCCTCGAGGAATGAGCCTGGGGATTGCCTGCGTCACATCAACGTCACCAATTGCGTCTACTTCGCCTAGCGGCAGCAGCTCGCGCACACCGATGTAGTTGGTGTTGCTGTACGGCATGAACACGGTGCGGCCAATCAGGACCGGGTCCGCGTTCCGCAGACCGTCATGGCGGGAAGCGACAGGGGCCTGCACGGTGGCAGGGCTTAGGACGCCTGTGCGGGACGCGACGACTACCTGCGACTCCGTAGAGAACAGCATTAGGCGCTCGTCAATGGGCACTGCGGACAGCAGCGGGGCGCCTTGGTCCTCCGTAGCGGCAATGTCGATTGGCTCAGAGTCTGGCAGAGACAGGACGGTAGTGCGCCAGAAGTTACCAAGCTCGCCAGTCTCCGACAGAATGACGTTGTTGTTGCTGACAAACCCAAGCCGCCCTTGGTGAAAGAACACGTCAGTCAGCTTCTCGCCCACAAATGAAGGCGCAGGGTTGCTTTCGGAGTCGCCGGCAGACTTGTCCACCCACCCGTCGTAGGGGCGAACATCAAAGAAGATAGAGTTAGCCGTGCCGGTGTATGTACCATCTCCGTCGTCCTGCGACCGCTTGATGATGTGCGGCATCGTTGCCGCGTCCAGCCGGCCCTTGCCTGTCTCCGGTAGCGCAAACTCCTGCCACTGCCCCTGACCGAAGTGATCGGTGTAGGCCGCGTCGTAGAAGTTGTCGTAGTTCTGGTCGGTGGCCCGCACCCACTTCTCGGACGCAAAGCGCACGTAGTAGTCGTCCAGCGTTTCAGCGGTCAGGTTGGACACCCGGCAGATAGCACCGTGGCGAAAGACTAACGGAAGGTCGCTGATCTCTTCGACAGTGTCCGTCCAGCCCGTAATGAACGTGTTGCCGACCGAGTCCGTTACCTCGAACACCTCGATGTCAGCAACTGTGCGGAGAAGAAGCGATGAATTAGAAGTGTAACGTCCTGGCTCAACAGAAATGATGCCAGTTACTTCCCCAGGCGTTGTGTCATTAGCGGCCATCAAATCCAAGATGGCTTCTTTGAGCTTCTGCGCGGCGTAGTCAGTTGTGACAGGGAACGTGCGCGAGATGGACACCTTATTGCCCGTGATGACATCCGCTTGGTAATCAGACGTAAGGTCCCCACCACCACTGCCAACGGACCGCTTGGTCTCAAGGTTGTGCCAGCCAAAGTGCAGATCCGACGTTGTCGGGGTTACCGCAAACGCATCAGCCTTGAGCTTGGCAATACGCGTTGCAGGGTCATACGTCCAAGCGCCACGCCGGTACGTACTAGCGCTCTCCTTCGTCGTCGCTGCGGTGTGCGCGTACAGCAGGTCTTCGTTGTCAGTGACCGGGAACGGCGCGTTTGGGATTCGCGTGTTTTCTACGAGCCACCCATCTGCGGCACCCACGTGGTTAGACGCGGTTTCGACCGTGTGGCTGTAATCGGCGTCTGCGTTGGGGATAAGGCTACCGGCATCGTTTCGCAGGTTGCTCGCCTCGTCGATGAAGTTGCTGGGCGCTGTGTAGTTGACCGTGAACTCATCCTTGCCGGCCACCTTGCAACGCACTTGCAGCTTAACGCCCCAGTTCATCTGACGCACAAACAGGCCTGCTGACCGCTTGTTGACATCCCACGATGCCCGCTGCGGTCCAGTCGTCTCCGCAGTAATGACCTTGCGGTTTAGGACAAACGCTGTGTCCACAATGAGCTGCGCCTTCAGGTCCGCTCGGCCAGCCTCGTAGGACCCAGAAGCGCTACCAAGGTAGTTGCGGGTCGCCTGCGTGACTGCGTAAGAGGGGCCCTGCGTTGTGTCGCGGACAAGGTAGGACGTGCCATCAGCATCAACGACGTTGATCTGCCCCTTGCCCACCAGCGCGAAGTATTGCTGGTCAGCTCCAGCAGTGTCCTGCCGGTCGTAGGCGATGAGCACTGAGTCCGGGTCTGACAGGGCGCTGAACTGGTCCACGTGCTGCGTCGGCCACCGCTTACCAGCGCCCTCAACAGCAGAGAAGTACACGTTGCGGGCATCACGGGCTTGCGTAGGGCTGCGCTTGTCCTCAGGCTGCTGGCTGATACCACCAAGCAGGTTTGATACAAGTTGGCCTTGCGTGCTCATGTTCCAGGCGTGCGGTTAGAGAAGGGGTTGTTACCGGAGTGCGACGTAAGGCCGCTGTACTCGTTGCCTCGGCTGATCCCGACCTGCATGTCAGGCGCATCGAAGATCGAGTAGTCACCAACATCAAGGTCCACATCAAGCAGCAGCCGGCGTGCGTCCATCTCGTCTTGGTAGAGCGAGCGCAGCGAGTCGCTAGACCCAATGTGTTGTTCGTAGTATCGCCGTGCAGTCTTCTTGGCGATGTAGTTGCGGGCCTCATGCGGGAGTTCGTCCCAGTCAAAGTAGAGGACCACGGTACCTCGCACAGTCTCGTCGATCTCGTAGGTCTGGTCCTTGCGGTCCCAAATGAACCCTGCGCGGACTAGCTGCCACGGCTTGTCAATCGGGTTGAACCGCAGGTAACGAGGCGGGACAGCAACCTTGCCAGTCGTCCGCTGCGCCTCGAGTTCAACCTCGTACTCAGTGTTCCAGTCCCAGCCCTCGGCCAGAACCTCACGCTGTACGGTGTCGAGGATGTTGACGATGAGACGCGCTTCCGGGGTTGTGTTGGTGTCAATCTGGTTGACTGGCATTTGCCCAGCAGCCGACAGGCACTGGTTCACCGCGTCAATCTTCGTAAGTTGTGCGCCCATGTCAGTAAAGGAGAAAGGCCCCTCCCATCTGTGCGGCAGACAGGAGGGGCCAAGTTAGGTAGCGAAGCTCCTACCAGAAGGCAGGAAGCTGTATCAGTCCTTGATGATGATCGCAGACTCAGGGCGCAGGATGCCCGAACCTTCGACCGTCGTGGCCGACACAAAGTCAGAGCGGTACTCCGCTTTGCGCTGGCGCTCAACTTGGATGCCGCTGCGGCGGACAGTGCCGATGCAGGAGCTGTGGAAGGCAAGCGCCTTGACCGACGTAAAGTCACCGTTGTAGGTGTTGTACGTACCCGCCTCTTGGACCGAACCGAGGTTGGTCTGCGGAAGGTGGTTGCTGTACAGCACCTTGAAGCCCATCGAGCGGTGGATACGACCAATCGCGGCGTTGCCGGCCTGCCCGTAGGTGGTGTCCGCGTGGATGAACGGCGAGTCCGGGGCGGCGACGGCAGCGAAGTAGTCCGCAGGCGTCATCACAAGGCAGATGTCCTCAATCGGAACGTCGGCTTCGACGAGCTTGGCGACGGCGCTGGCAATGGCCTGGAACGACGCAGCGGCTTCATCCTTGTCCGCGAAGCTCCAGCCAGTGGTGCCGCCGGAAACCGCGTTGACGCTCACGTCCGAACCGGCTTTGGGCTCACCCGCCTGCGTGGCAGTAAGGGTCGAAGAAGCCTGCGCGGCAAGGGCGACGACCTGCATCAGCTGCTTGTCACGCTTGGCGGCAAGAGCACGGCCAAGTTCAACAGCAGTCTTGCTGGCAGCGTCCCAGTGGTTCGTGAGGCGGTCCCAGTCTTCAACAAGAGCCGGCGCCGTAAGCGGACGGTCGATGAAGATTTCGCGCTCGCCAACCTCGATGTTGTTGAGGTAGCCCAGCGCCGGGTCAAGCATGTTGTCGCCCCGCGCGTGGTACTTAGCAGCGGCCCGCCCGAAGACAGGGAACTGGAACGACTTACCAGAAGAGACCGTCATCGACTCGATGAGGCCTTCCATGATGTTGAGTTCGTCGAAGGTCTCGAGCACCTTGCCCGAGAACATCTTCAGGAAAAGAGCCCGATCATCGCCGGCCAGGTTGGCCTGACCGAACTGGATCGGAGTGGTTTGACTAACCATAACTAATTAGGTGTAGGAAGAAGAAGGAGGGTTGCAAACAGAGTTGGGAAATACTCAGCGGGCAGTCACTTCTAACGTCCTCGGATTATTCCGCCTCAGCGGGTCCGCTGTCAGACAGCTTTGCTCTAGCGTCGTATTAGGTCAGATCAGCGAGCGTCGTACTCAACTTCAAGGCCCATCAGTTCGATAGGACCTTCGACAGCCAGAGCCATAGCGGCGTTCTGGGCTTCCATGTTGGTGATCTTAACGGTGATATCAACGTACACACCAGCGGCAGTGCCACGACGAGTCATGCGAAGATCAGCGACGGTAAGAGTGTCTTGTTCCGTGATGGCAGCACCCGCACCATCAAGGCGCACCTTGACGCGCATGAAGTCGGCAGACGAGACGCTAAGTTTGGCCGTGTCAGCTGCACGCTTGAAGCCAACATAGGCAAAGTCGGTAGCCGACGCAGTGCCGTCAATCTTGTACGCAAAGCGCAGCACCGGATCGACGTCTACAGCAAGGCCCGTAGAAAGGCTCTCGTTAGGCTGGTTGAAAATTTGGACGGCAGCAGCGCCCTCAATCTTGAGGACATCCTTAGTCAGTGCCGACGCCAGAGCAATGTTGTCAGACATTTCTGTTAGGGTAGGGGTTAGTAGATTCACCGCGTGCCAGACGTGCGGCATCGCGTTGCTTGTTGACCCGCCGCTCTGCGACTGGGATCGAAACACCAGCAGCGCCAATCGCTGCCAGCAGTAGGTTCATCAGGTGGTTACCTGTGAGCGGCACTTGGCCTGCGGACATCAACGCTTCGTTCCGCGCCTTGATTTCGTCCCATAGGGATTCGAGGTCTTCTTGGGAGGTTTCCCCGATGCCCTTGATTTCACGGGCGAGGTCATCTTGGGCTTGGCGGATTTGCTGCGTTTGGGTTTCTGCATCATTGGACTGGTCGTTAAGAATCGCCTCAACACGGTTCTGATAATCAACCTGCGCCGTAGCGAGACGCTCAAGGCTGACTTCTTGGATGTCTGCAAGGTTACGCAGGTCGCCAGGAGTGACGCAAGCAATCAGCAGCAGGGTGACAACAACGGTAGCGGCGATGTACCTCACAGCGACACCGTGCCTCGCTCAACAGAGCGGCGTAGCTTCTCTTGCACCTCGCTGCGGTACGCAGGAGATTTGTCGAAACGCTCGTCGGACATTGCAGAGCGGAACTCAGACTCATCAGCAAAGTAGTTGATGCTGCCCTCCCCGCTTGAGCCAGGAACAGACGACAGGCCAACACCGGCCCGCGCCTGTAGACCGCGCATAGCCGTCAGGACCACTTCAGGGTCCATTGAGCGAAGCTGCGCGTTCGTTGCCTCAATAGCTTGGGGCGACAGGTTTTTAGCAGCCCAGTTCAAGGCCTCCTGCATGGCATCAACACCGCCGCACTCGTTAGCGCAGTACGTCAAGACCTGCTCGGCACGCGCACGCTGTCCGGCAAGGTACTCGTCAGCGAACTGCCGACTCAGCCCCTTCCCCTCGAACTCCTTGTAGTGCTCCTCAGACCACTCCCAGTTGTTCTCTTGTAGTTCGTTGTACAGCTCTTGGCGCCGATCACCAGAGAACAGATCAGACGGCTTGTTGTCCTGCTCAATCTTTAGCTGGTCGATCTGCGGCGTTTCCGCTTCCGCCGGCGCAATCGGGTCAGCGGGTTGCTCAAGTGTTGCTTGAGGCATTTGCCCTTCCGCATCACGGGATACTTCGACACTGCCATAGTCAGCGCCTTGCTCATTTGATCGAATTTGGGGTGCTTCGCTAGTTTCCATAATCAGGTGTAGAATCCACGGTAGGCGTCAGCCTTGTACATCGAGGTGCTGCTGTTCCCGTTGAGGAAAGCGTTGATCCACGATTCACCAAGCGCTCGGCCAAGTTTGGCGTAACCACTTACGCTGGGGTGTGTCTTGTCGTCGCCGAGCCAATCAAGGTCCAGCTGAAGCCCGACCATGTGCGGCGAGTTGTTGATGACCGTTTGCATCTGACCGTACGCGGTGTCCACGTTGGTCTCTTTGCCTTCGGCCCGGAACGGCAGCTGCTGCACAGTCGGCACGTACTTGATGTTGAGATCCTGCGCGAGCTGCGTGTGGAAGCGGGAGAGCGAGTCACCGACCGTGTCTTTCGGAAGGCCGCGTCCTTCGTAGACATCTTCGGCAGAAGCCCCATACACCGGGTCGGTGTTGTAGTTGACACCAGCGTCGTTGTTGCCCAACATGCAGAAGTGGCCGGCAATATATGCGTGCTTTCCTAGGCCTGGGTTAGGAGTTGCATTAGTTGCAAAAGTCAAGCGGTCAAGCGCCGGCTTGCAGTACATATCCCACCACTGGAAGTACATAGGTGTCGTAGTGCCGCCCGTTCCCGCAGGAGGCCCGACGCCAGTAGTTACAAGGTCAGCCGGGTCGTAATCAGGGTGCCACGAATACACACCAAAGCCTGCTCCAGCAAGGCCAGTAGTCAGCGAGACCTTCGCAAGAATTGTTGAGGTGCGGCCTAGGAAAATGAAGTTAATAGGCTTGGCCTCGCCGTTGGTCTGGAAGCGCCCGTACAGCGTTTGGGCAAGCGTGTGCAGCGGCGTGACAGAGTACAGCTCAGTGCTGATGTCAGGCGCGTTCGGGTCAGCCGGGTACGGCCTATCTGCAATGCTCCCCATGTAGGGCTGGCAGTTACGCCAATCAGCCTTACTGGCCTCACTAGCCACAGCACCCCGTGGGCGCACATCTGAATTGCTTGCAGTCTCGCTGTATTGACTGTAAATATTGCCAGCAAAGCGGCCAGTCTTTGCGTTTGTGGCCGTGGTCGTGAATGCACCATCAGTAGCACTCTGATTCCACTCCGAGTCTGCCTGATCCCACCAGAGCCACTGGTCCCAATACTTGGCAATGGACTGGGCATCTGCGGGCGCCGTATCGTTTGCCACAGGCGGCATGTAGCCATACAGGGGGCGCTCTTTCACCGGCAGCACGATGTCGTTGATGTTGTCGTGCGCCTTGTTAAAGCCTTCCGCGATGCTGTCGCCGGTGACAAGGAAGACAACTTCATCGGAGTTGCCCATCTCAATGTAGCCTTTACCGGCATCATCAAGCAGGAACTGGGGAGGGTGTGCCATGACTTATTGTTGTGGTTGCTGGCGGACTTGCGCCGCAAGGACTTGACCGGCAGGCCCGGCGACAGAGGAAAGAGCTTGTTGCTGCTGCGCCATTTCCAGCTCCTGCTGGATCTGCTCCTCACTCTTGATGATCGCATCAGAGTCAAGGTTTAGCGACGTGGCAACGCGAGTCAGAATGGCTCGAGGGTTGAAGTATTGGGCGGCCTCTTGCGGGCCGAGAAGTTGTTGGCTAATTTGTCCCATCGTCAACAGACGGTTCGCTTCGTGACCTCGGCTGATAGCCTCGAGGCCCGTGGCGATGATCGGCTCTATGCCTTTGGGCAGTTTGGGGACATCTGGCCGATCCGTGATCTGTGAGAGGATGTAGTGGATAATCGGCTTCTGGACGTTCTCGGCCAGCGAAGAGTAAACACCACCCAGCGCGTCCTCGATCTCCTGAATCGTGCTACGTACCTCTTGGGCAGTAACCCGCTCGGCGTCCCGTTGGTTCGCCATCAGGAAGACACGCATCAGACGCTGTTCAATCTGCATCGCCCGTTGTTGAGCGACCGACAGGTCCAGCGCCTTGTTCATTTGCAGCACACCAACGTCGTCGATGTTGCCCTGCTTCACCGCCCCGTTGGGGCTCGTGGCAATCGTCTGCGCCCGGATGCTGGCGCCCGGCTTGACGAGGATCAGCAGCTTTGCCGCAGCCAGCGCAGCCTCGGTGATGCTTCGGCTGAGGGCCTCGAGTGCGATCAGGTCGCCGTCGTACTCCTCAACAAACGAGCTGCCGTAGCTGGCACCGCTAATACCGTTGAAGCGCAGGGGGATCAGCGGCAGGCGCTTGGCCGGCAGCATACGCAGCGAGCCGGGGACAGCAACACCTTCGACCTCTTGCCAGTATTTGAACTGGCCATTCTCCTCAAGACACGCCCCGCTGTACAGGGCAAGGTTCTTGTCGCCCTCGCTGGACCGAGTAGCGTCTTCAGGCAGGCCGTCAGGGAAGTAGCGTGCAGCGATCTCGCGGGCCACGTGCTGCTTGACAACCACCTTAATGATGTTGCCTTCAGGGTCTCGCTCGCAGATAAACTTGTGCAGATCAACAAACTGAGGACCGCGCTTCTTGTCCACCATGATTAGACCGTTGCCGGTAATCAGCAGGTGGCGCAGGCACTCTGACATAACAGGGCGCCAGCCCTGCGTCTCAAACGCCTCGCGGCCAGTCTCTTCAATCAGCGCCAGGTTCTTCTCAATCTCGGCTCGACCCGCCGCAGCGTCCTCAACACCGAACTCGCTGACCAGCTGCCGCTCCATGAACGGGTCGATAGCCAGTCGGTAGAACGGCAGCTGAGTGGGGAACAGCGACAGTCCTAGCTTGGATGCCAGCGTGTTGACCCCTTCAGCTCCGACGCTTTGATAGTTCTGCGGTAGACGATCACGACCCGTCTCGTCCCGGCGGAATACGGCGGGGATCGTCAGAACGCTAGACCTGATTCCCCGCTCCTCGAACTCCGACCGGGCAGCTAGGCCTACGGAGTAATGGTGTTGGAGCGTCTTCATGTCACATGTTCACGTTGGGGATCTGCATACGGAACCGCCGAAGGACACCCCCAGCGGCTGCGGTTTGGCGCTGTGCCTGCTGTGCCGATTGGCTCCTGCCAACCCGCTGTGCAGCCTTAGGGGCCATAGGGGGTGCTGCCGGTGCGGGCGGCGGCGTCGGCGGCGCTTCGATCTTCGGAGCTAGGCACATCGTGAGAAGGCGGGTCAGGTTGGAACGGTTGACCAATCATGTCGTCAATAGCTGTCAGCACCTCTTGGTGCCCAGCCCGCATGCCCATGATCCACGCCATCTGGTGAGGCTCATCAGGCACCGACATGCTGTGAAGCGGCCTCATAGGGAACCGCTCGTTCAGGTCTTTGCGAAGTCTTCGTAGAACAGATTCATCCATATTATTAACTCTTAAGTATACTCAGGTTGCCAGTACCGAACCATGTCACCGCTGTAATCACCGTAGTGGAGGATGCGGGACACCTGTGCGTTGACCAGCGCGTCCTCAGCAGTGCTCTTTGCCTTGATGAACTGCGCCTCAATCTGCTCCCAGACAGCAGGGAACTCCTCGGTCGTGATACGCCCTGGTGTCTTGACGGCCTTGTCCAGCAGCCTAGCGGCAGTCTTCTCGCCTACACCGGGGCACCCAAAGTAGCCATCAACACGGTCGCCCATCAAGGTCTGGATCATGTGCCAGTAGCGGGCTTGTTCGCTGTCCACCGTGATGTCGTCCACAAACCCCGACCCTTGGCGGTAGCGCATGAACCTACCAGGCACTGTCTTGAAGTCCTTGTCGTGGCTGATGATTGTTGTTGGTTCGTTGCTTGACGTAGCTTCAATCCCGATCAGGTCATCAGCCTCAAGCCAAGCCTCTTCTCGAGCCCGACTGTCCTGCATCGCCCAGTCCTTCAAGCGCCCAAAGCACATAGGCCGGCGAGAGCCCTTCCGGTTTTCCTTGTACGACGGCAAGATGTCCTTGCGCCAGTTCTCTCGGCTGCTGAAGAACACAAGGTAGTCGTCAACACCAGCGCCCTCTAGCAGCTCGTCAAGGTTCCGCGTGTATGCCTCCTGACACTCTTCGTAGTCGGCGTACAGCACGTGGAAGTCGTTGCTGAAGATGACCTCCTTTTCATTTGAGAGGGTCACCATGTACAGCAACATGTCGCCGTCGAGAAGTCCTTTCATATCAGTGCGTTGCCAGCCAGTTGTCCCCAAACACCACGTCGCAGCGCAGCGGGACCTTAAGGTTAAGTGCGGATACCGTGCGGTTGTTGGCGGCCTGCACCGCAACAGTAAACGGCTCCCGCAGCCCCTTACGGAGCGAGCCCTGCATCTCGTCGTGGACGTGCAGGTGCGGGATGTAATCGACACCCCATTTGATGCCGTGATTCTCAAGCTCGCTCTTCAGGTACACGGGCATCCAGCGCATGCAGATTGAGCCATCCATCTGGAGCTTGGTGTTGAGCAAGCTGTGACTGGAGCGGACACCAGCACGCCGACCATCCAGCCCTAGAACGCCCTCATACCGTTGCGCCTGGTTGCCGAGGAACTTCAACAGGGAGTGCATGCCGACAATGCCCTGACTGAACGCCTTCTTGATCTTGCTGCCTAGGACGCGGTTGCCGCCGTTCATTGCGCCGAGCTTGTCAACACCGCAGCCGTACAGCCAGGCGTAGCCTGAGGCCTTGACCTGATCGCGTGTTGCTGTGACACCCATCTTCTGCACAGCCTCGAGGTACAGCATGTGAATGTCGCCTTGGTCCACGATGTGGGCGTAGTTACCTCTGTCGTAGGCAGACAGCGCGTTGCCCAGCATTCTGTGCTCAAGTCCTGACTGGTCCCAGCCGGCGTACTCAAACTCTTCGCTGTCAACAGGGACAAACATCGCACGGATCTCCTTGCCCCAAGGTTTCCGCACACTTGTCGGGTTGCCCAGGTTCGGACGGGAGTGGCTGCTGCGGTGCGTGATCGCGCCGATGTGCAGCGTGCGGTTGTGGATCCGGCCATCCTTGTTGCAGTTGATGTACGAGTACCTGCCAGACTCAAGCGTGCCGATGCGGGCCTTGACGATGTACAGTTCTGCGGCCAGCTTGGCTTCAGGGTACACGTCGGCCAGATCCAACATCACCTCCTCAACCATCTGCGGGTCACCCTTGGCGGTGTAGTTAGTCGGCACCCACCCGTACTTGTCCATCAACGCATTGGCAAGCTGGATGCGGCTACCAGGCTGGAACTGGATCAGCTTGTAATCCACCATCTCGCCAGCCTCGTTGCGCCTTTGAGTGCGCTTGCCTGTGCGCTTGTTCACCTTGTAGAACTCCTTCTTCGCAGGGAACGCAGAGCGCAGCTGGTCTTCCAGCTCTAGCTGACGAGGCCGCAGCTTCTGCAAGAGCGCGTCACATGCATCCGAGTCGAACGGGACACCAACGCGACCCATCGTCTCTAGCATCTGCGCGAACTCGGTTTCCACTTGCACGGTGGTCAGCCCGTCATCTGCGCTGAACTTGGGCAGACGCGAACGCAGCACGTGGTACAGCTTTGCATTGAGCCGCACGTCCTGAATGCAGTACGTCAGCATCTCTTGCGAGAACGCTTCCCACCCGCCGGCATAGTCGCCCTTGTTGTCACCTAGCCTGTGCCCCCAGCTTTCTAGGGAGTGGGCACCAACAAGGCGACCCGGCAGCAGGTCACGATCCACGAGTGCAAAGTCCCGCTCGCGCCTGTCGCTGTACACCAGCCGAGACCAGACGACGGTGTCGTGGACCTCGCCATCCCAGTCAAAGTCAAACAGCTTGCGAAGAACTGGCAGGTCAAAGCCGGCGATGTTGTGACCACACAAGACTGTGGCCTGGCGCAGCTTCTCAAGGCCTTCTGTAAGCGTGCCTTCGCGCGGCAAGTCGCTGTGATCGTGATAGCTCAGTACGTCATCGCCCTCAGTGTGCGGGTACGTGAGGCACAGGCAGTGGACCTTGGATACCTCGTCAAGCAGCCCGTCAGTCTCAAGGTCAAACAGGATCGTAGTCATCAGACAAACTCCAGCAGTTCTGCGATCAGGGCTTCAGGTGTACTGTCGTTGACAAGGATTGCGTCAG